GGATCTCGCCGCCGAAGCTGCCTGCCCGAAATGCGGGACCAAGCGCGGTGCTGGCATCGTCGTCAAGGTCTCGTTTCAGCAGCCGTGCTACTTCGTCGCCTGCACCTGCCTTCGCTGCGGCTGCGGACCCTTCGGTTGGACGGTGATGGGCCCGACTCCATCGCCGGCGGCGGAACCGTTTGCGACCGATGTCGTTCTGGCCAAGCCTGACTGGTACTCACACATCGAGATCAGCGACCAATCCGAGGAGACCTCATGACCGAGCAGCGGAATCGTCGCCTCGCATTCGCATGGCACGTGGCTGAGTTCGTACTGTCGGCAATCGGGCTCGGCTGGTCCGCCTATCACCTGCTCCGCCCGCAGCTGGTCTCAATCCAGCGACTGGATGGAGGCTTGCGATGAACTCTGAGCAAATGGCGTACCTCCGTGCTGAGAACGATGCGCTCAAGAAAGAGATCGCCCGGCTCAACCAAGAGCTGCTCACCCGCGCCGGCCCTGTTGTCGCGGAACTCCAGGACGGCCTAGCGGGACTCTGTCGAATGGCGGCCGCAGGATCACCGCATGCAAAGGCGGCGTTGAAGCAATTTGCTGGCGTGATCGAGGAAGCGATGCGATTGGGGTCGGATATCCAGATCGTCCGGACCAACTGACGCGCCAGCTCTCAGGCCATGTCTCGACTGCGGCCGGCTGAGTCGCGAGCGCCGCTGTCCGGTTCATCGCAGAGAGGCTGAGAAGCGGCGAGGTTCGGCCACTCAGCGTGGATACGACTCAGCGTATCAACGACTCGCTCGCAAGAAAGTCGCGGATCACATTGAGCTCTGCGGCAACGTATGTCCGGGCTGGGGAGTTCCGCCCCACACCGCCACGAAACTGAGCGCCGACCATCTCCGCTGGCCTGCCTTGACCGAAGACGACCTCCAGGTCCTATGCCCTGGTTGCCAGAACCGAAAGGGCGCCGCCCGATGAGGAGGGTCCTCGATGCCGCAGCCGCCCAAGTTCCAGCCGCGCCGGCGGAACGCGCGCAACGGACCGGTGACGCTCCCGGCCGGAGGTCGCTCAGGACCTCCTCCGAAATGGCCTTTGCCTGGAAAGCCGACCGCTCAGGAAGCAGCTGGCTGGCGCGAGCTCTGGGCTACGCCGCAATCGGTGGCGTGGGAGAGCCTGGGTTGGATCCGGACAGTGGCGAGATATTGCCGGGCGATGATTGCCGCCGAGCAGCCCGGAGCCCAGGCGCCGCTGCTCGGTCAGGTGACGGCCTTGGAGGATCGGCTCGGGCTGACGCCCAAGGCGATGCGCTTGTTGCTGTGGCAGATAGGCGGCGACCAGGCCGAGGAGGAGGTCGCTGAAGGAGTCGTCGACATTCGCGAGCGCCTGCGCGCCGTAGACGCTTAGGTGCCCTGGCGCAAGCCTCAGGTCAAGGGCGAGTTCCCGACGCTCGGCTATCAGGTCGGGGAATGGATCGAAGCCAACTGCGTGATTCCTGATGGCATCCATCAGGGCAAGCCATTTCTCCTCACCGACGAGATGTGGCGGTTCCTGCTCTGGGTCTACCGCCTGCATCCAAAGGCGGAGCTCGACGTCAACCGACCGTCCTCCGCGTTTCTTTATCGCGGCAGCGCATTGTTCCGGCCTCAGAAATGGGGCAAGGGTCCTTTCGCTGCGACGATCTGCTGTGCGGAAGCATTCGGCCCAACCCGATTCGATGGCTGGGATGGTGCGCATGAGCCGGTCGGCCGGTCGGAGCCAACTCCATGGATCCAGCTGGTGGCAACCAGCGAAGAGCAGACGGACAATACCTGGCTGTCGCTCTATGAGATGGCCACTCGCGGGCCAATCGCGGACATCCCTGGCCTGGATATCGGCATCGAGGACATCAACCTCCCGAGCGGCGGCAAAATTGAACCGCGGACGGCCAGCGGTCGCGCCCGCCTCGGCGCGCGCCTGACCTTCGCCCTACTGGATGAGACCGGGATGATGGTTGAATCCAACGGCGGCGTCTTACTGGCCACGACGATGAAGCGCAACCTCGCCGGTATGGGCAGGCGCTGGATGGAAACCAGCAATGCCTACGATCCCTCGGAGCGGTCAATCGCCCAGCGCACCCATGAGAGCAAGGCTCGCGATGTTTTCATCGATCATCGGCCGCCGAGACGAACGCCTGACCTCAGCGATCGCGAAGCAAGCATCGACGAGCTGCGATATGTCTATGGCGATTCCTGGTGGGTCGACGTCGAGCGGATCTATGCAGATGCGACCGACGTTGCCGTCTGTCCGACGGCGGCCGATGCTTACCGATTCTTCTTCAACCTCCCGCATGTAGGTCAATCCGATGCCGTCGATGCGACCAGGTGGGATGCCAAGGCAAGACCTGGGAATCTCTCGCCCGGCGAAACGATTGCGCTCGGCTTCGATGGCTCCAGGACCCTGGATTGCACGTCTCTCATCGCGAGCCGGATCTCGGACGGACGGTGGTTCCATCTCCGGACTTGGGAGCCATCGAAGTATCCCCTCCATCGGGTGCCGCGAGAGGAGGTCGATCAGATTCTGACGGCGGCGTTTGCCGCCTATGACGTCCGCTTTCTGTACGGCGATCCCTATCGATGGCAGGAATATTTCGATGTTTGGGATGCGCGCTGGCCAGACCGCGTGGTCGAGTTCCCGACGAATGTCGAGCGCCGAATGGATGCAGCGATCGCACGCTTCCAGTCCGCATTCGCCGGCAATTTCACTCACGACGGAGATCCGACGCTTGCCGCGCACGCAAAAGCGGCCGCGCTAGCTCGAGGTCAGCGAAAACGGCCCCGGCCAGAGGAGGACCCGAGCGTGGTGCAGCACTACCTGAAGATCATCAAGAAGCGCGAGAACGTCCACATCGATGCCTTCATCGCCGGGATCCTCGCCGAGGAGGCGCGAGGCAAGGCGATTGAGGAAGGCGCCCTCGCGCCGCCCCCTGAGCCGATGGTCGCGTGGGGATAATCCGCGACCTTCGGGACTGGCTGGGAGGTTCACCGAAAAGGGATTCGAACCTGACGTTGACTCTCGCCGATTGGGTTTCGTATTTCAACTACGGCGGCGCGGCTTACCCATTCATCGCCAACCAGACGCTGGGCGAAAAGCAGGAGATCCCGGCCCTTACGTTCGAGGGCTACGTGCAGGCGCTCTACAAGACCAACGGGATCATCTTCGCCTGCATGCTGGCGCGAATGCTGCTCTTCTCGGAGGCCCGTTTCCAGTTCCGGCGGCGGGTGAATGGACGCCCAGGCGACCTCTTCGGAACCCCAGCGCTCGATGTGCTCGAGCATCCGTGGCAGAACGCGACGACAGGTGACTTGCTGATCCGGGCAATTCAAGACGCCGATCTGGCCGGCAACTTCTATGCCTATCGAGGGCCCGCTGTCGGTCCCAATGGCCGCAAAATCCGACCGGCAATTCGCCGCATGCGGCCAGACTGGGTCACGATCGTCGTCGGCAGCCAGCAGGACAGCAACACGCCAGGATGGGAGCTCGACGCTGAGGTCGCCGGCTATGTCTATCAGCCGGGCGGACCGCCGGGCGGCCGAGACCCGATCATCCTCATGCCGGAGCAGGTGGCCCATTTCGCGCCAGTGCCGGATCCGGCCTTCCGTTTTCGAGGCATGTCCTGGTTGACGCCGGTGATCCGGGAAATCATGGGCGACAACGCGGCCACGACCCACAAGCTCAAGTTTTTCGAGAACGGTGCCACCCCGAACATGGTTGTCTCGCTGGATCCAAAGATCACGCCCGAGGTCTTCGCCATCTGGAAGAAGAAGATGGAGGAAGACCACACCGGGCTCGCCAATGCTTACAAGACGCTCTATCTCGGTGGCGGGGCTCAAGCCACGGTCATCGGCGCCAACATGCGCCAGATCGACTTCAAGGTGACGCAGGGCGCCGGCGAGACGCGCATCGCAGCTGCAGCTGGAGTACCCCCGATCATCGTCGGTCTCTCCGAGGGCTTGCAGGCGGCGACGTATTCCAACTACGGCCAGGCGCGGCGACGATTCAGCGACGGCACGATGCGTCCTCTCTGGCGCAACTTCGCCGGCTCGATGGCCTCGGTCATCGACGTCCCTCAGGGTGCTGAGCTCTGGTACGACGATCGCGACATCCCCTTTCTGCAGGAGGATCTGAAGGACCGAGCGGAAGTCCAGCAGACGCAATCGGTGGCCATCAAATCCCTCGTCGAC